ACGCCGGAAAACCCCTCGGGGCGAGGTGATCGAACCAACGCCCGAGACCATCGCCCGTAGGATAGCCCTATTTGGCGATTACAGGCTCGCCCGTGAGGAAGTCTGTCCCGTCGATAGGGTGGCCGCCCGCCTGACCGAAGAACAGTACCACGCGGGCCGCTACGCCCGAACGGTCTATGCTCGGTACGTGGTTGCCATCCGCGCGCCCCGGGTGACGGCCGGCCAGTTGAGGGACTTCGTGCAAGGTTCTGGCGAAGGCGGGATGACACTGGAGCAGGCGCAGGCCGCAGTTGCCGAATACCTCGAGGTGGTGACAGCGATCCGGCGGTATTCGTATCGCTCACTACGGGAGGTGCAAAGGGTGATGCACGGCTCGCCGCCGCGTTCGCTTGACGTGTTGGCTATCGGCTTGACCGCCCTTGCGGATCACATGGGCATGTTTCGGCGGGAGGCGGCATGAGCATTGATCAGATTGCCCTGCTCATAGGCGTGATTGCCGCAACGCCGCTGCTTGGATGGATCATCTGGAAAGCGATCGAGCACGGAAGCGGGAACACATGAATGACCTTGCCGCCATCCTGTATCGCGGGTGGGAGCACGATTGCTGGGCTTTCCGCCACTGGACAACCAAACACAACTGCTTCGTCGAGCATTGGCATGGGGTAAGCCTGCCGGGTAAACTGTAGACTTTACAGCGCCCACAAATCGCTTTATTTGGGAAATTCAGAGTGGCGGTTCCTGTGTGGAGCCGCCATTTTTGATTCCGGGGCGCCATGATCCTGCCATCACGCGAAATGGTGGCATCCATCGAAGCCGCGCGCTGGTCACCCGATCCTGAGACTGTCGCAACCCTTGATTTCATCGTTGTTTCGCTTACCGCTCCCGATGCTGACGGGATCTGCGAGCTGCAACGCATTTACGAGCGTTGCGCCTTCGAAGCCGAACGCGACGAGGCTGTCGGGGCGATAGGCTTTCGCCTGGCTGCGGCGCGCCGGCGGCATGTCTACGTCTGGTTCATGGCTGACTGTCCAAATGACGGCTTTGCTACGTTTCATCTGGTTCTTAGCGACCGGCCGATTGTCCGCGAAGACGTCAGACGAAAGGCAAAGCGCAGATACTCGCTGAACCTGCTTCGTGAGCGGTCGGAATGGATAGGGCCAGAAAGCAAAACGCCCCCGGATTTCTCCGAGGGCGTCTGATTTAGGCGACTTTGTTCCAGCGCATGCTGGCAAGCTGGCGGGCCGGATTTGTAACCGGAGCCACCTGCCTGTGGTCCTTCATGGCCCTTGCGAACCCGAAGCTGGCAAACACGTTCACCAGCGAGATGAAGAAGCAGGCGGGCCACAGCGCCCAATCAGGGGCCAAGGCGTATTCTGCGTTGAGGTGTTCCAGGCCTACGTGGTTAAGCCCGGCCTCGATGCAGCCGAAACCTACGCCGAGGACGCCGGCAATCACTGCCGTGGCGTAGTTCTTGGTCTCCCAGGCTTCCATCACACGCTCCACAGCGCGGGACAGAAGGAACACAATCACCACCATCGCAACGGTGAGCAGTGTTCCGGGCAGCCAGCCCTTGCTCCAGAAGCCGAGGGTAGCTGTGACAACGGACAAGCCTACGAAGGCAAGGCAGGCCTGTTGTTCAAAGGTTTTTTCGTCGGTATATTTGGTCATTAGCGGGTGTCCTTTTCCCGTTAGGACCGTAGGTGAGGGGCTGAAGCCTCCCTGCGGTCCGCTGATTTTCAATCTGCTCTCCAAGCGCGTTTTGCTTGTGCAGTGACATCAACATACGCACTCGCCCACTACGGGATAGGTTACCGCTCAAGGTTACATGGGCCGTTCCTAATCACATGTGCGTGAGTATAGTTACAGTATTCGTGAGGTATAGCCTCAATGGCCTATCCCAACCCGATCATCCGATACCGCGAGAACAACCGCGAAATCTTGCGCGGCGTCACTAAAGACCATCGTGTTGGGAGGTTCGTCTTGCAGCAACGAGAGGACGAGACGGGCAAAGCTGTCCTAGACTTTACCGACGTGCTGAACGGCGCAACCATCACAGCCGCTGTCACTGACAGCAACATCAGCGGATCGGTTGCGGTTTCATCCGGCCAGGTCACGCTGACCACGACTGGCCTCGGCATGGGCTATGGCGACACGGACGTGACCGTGACGTTCAGCGATGGCCGCGTGCGCATCGAGAAGCTTCGCTATGTCGAGGTGAACGGGAACTGGCGCAGCGATTATGGATGGACGTACGCTTCGTGAAGTCAAAAACTGTAACGTCAACGCGCGCGAAGTGGCCTAGCGATGCGCCAGAACGTCGTTCAGTGGCCAGCCTGATCCCTTACGCCCGGAATGCTCGCACGCACTCAGAGGCGCAAGTGGCGCAGATAGCGGCATCAATCCGCGAATGGGGTTGGACCAACCCGGTCCTGATCGATGAAGCGGGCGGGATCATCGCCGGCCACGGCCGCGTGATGGCTGCGCGCAAGCTGAAGATCGAGGCAGTCCCCTGCATCGTGGCGACGGGTTGGACCGACGCGCAGAAGCGGGCTTATGTGCTTGCGGACAACCAGCTGGCGCAGAATGCCGGATGGGACATGGACCTGCTCAAGGTCGAGATCGGCGACTTGCAGGCCGAGGGATTTGACGTTGGCCTGATGGGCTTTGACGGCGCGTTCCTCGATGACCTGTTCGCCTCGGGATCCGAGAAAAGCCTTCTCGACCATGACGCCTACACCCACAAGGTCGCGTCCCCGGTCTATGAAATCCGCGGCGAGAACCCGCCATGGGCGAAGCTCGCGGACGTCGAGAAGTACAACGCACTCGCAAGTGAGATCGATAAGGCGCCAGGCCTTGACCATGAGACGCGCCGCTTTCTGAAGCTCGCCGCGTCCCGTCACATCCGTTTCAACTTCGGCCTCATCGCCGAGAAGTATGCTCACGCGCCGGCGGACGTTCAGGCGCTATTCGAGCAATCCGCTCTGGTGGTCATCGACTTCGATGACGCCATCAAGCGCGGTTACGTTCAACTGGCGGACGAGGCCATGGGGGCCTTTCTTGAGCAACATGGCGAAGATTGATCCGGCGACCTTTTGCGCGGTGATCTTCTCGCACAAGCGATCCGCCGACGTGTCCACATACAAGCTCTTGCGCAAGCGGGGATATACCGGCGCCATCCGCCTCGTGGTTGATGACGCAGACCCGGAACTTGACCAGTATCGGGAAAAGTTCGGCGATGAGCTGATCGTGTTCTCGAAAGAAGACGTTTACGACCCGGCGGACGAGGTGGACAACTTCCCCGAGCGGCGTTCCGTGCTCTATGCCCGCAATGCGGTTCATGAGTTGGTGCGCGCGGCCGGCTTCCGGTACTTTGTGCAACTCGATGACGATTACTATCACTTCGCGTTCCGCTTCCGCGAGGAGTGGCAGAACAACAAGACCACCACCATAATTCACGACCTAGACACGGTATTCGCGTTGCTCCTCCGTTTCTATGCGTCCGTGCCCTACCTCACCACGTTCGCCATCTGCCAAGGCGGCGACTTCATCGGCGGCGGTGAGGGCAAGGTGGGCAAGTGGAAGCGCAAGGCCATGAACTTTTTCCTGTGCGACGTCGACCGGCCGTTCAAGTTCCTCGGCAAGCTCAATGACGACGTCAACAGCAGCCTGCTTCAGCGTGACGGCTCGCGCGTGTTTCTATCAACCACCCTGTTCTCGCTCGATCAGGGCAACACGCAGGAAAACGCCGGCGGCCTGACGGATATCTACAAGGCCTTCGGCACCTACGTGAAATCATTCTATTCCGTGATCGTCGCCCCAAGCGCGGTGAAGATCACGCTGATGGGCGACAACCGGAAGCGCCTACACCACCAGGTTAACTGGGGCGCCATTGCCCCGAAGATCATAAGCCCGGCTCACAGGAAGCAGAACCATGTCCCGGCCTAAGAAGGGGCAAGAGCACCCGCGCGAGGAATTGCACGCCAAGATCAAGATCATGTCTGCCATTGGCATTCCGCACGCACAGATGGCAGGCGTGCTGAAGATGAGCCTTGAGACGCTGCACCGCTGCTATCGCGATGACCTGGACTATGGCGCCAGCGAAGCCAACACGATTGTCGGCGGCAAGATCTTCGAAGCAGCCAAGCGCGGGGAAAGCTGGGCCTGCACGCTATGGGCTGCGCGCCGCATGGGGTGGAGAGAAACCACTGAACATGTTGTCAGAAACCTGAATGACCCAGCAGAGCTTGAAGACGCACAACTCGCCTATATCGCCAGCAATGGCAGCGCAGGAGCTATTGCGGAGGCGTCACGCGCGAAGGGGTCTGATCCCGTTCACTGAATACACCAACCACGCCTATGAGCCCGCCCCGCCTCATTCGGAGATAGCCGAGAAGCTGGAAGCAGTTGAACGGGGCGAGATCGACCGCCTGATGATCTTCATGCCGCCAAGGCACGGCAAGTCGGAACTGGCCTCGAGGCGCTTTCCCGCTTGGTACATGGGCCGGAACCCGCAGAAGCAAATTATCGCGGCGTCTTACAACTCGGACCTGGCCTCAGACTTCGGGCGCGAGGTTCGCAACATCATCAAGACGAACGAGTTCAGCCGCCTGTTCAACGTGAAGCTGGCAGAGGACAGCCGCGCGGCCGGCAGGTGGAACACGGACGCGGGCGGGGCCTATGTCGCCGCCGGTGTCGGCACAGCGGTCACTGGTCGCGGCGCGCACATCCTGCTGATCGATGACCCTGTGAAGGACCGTGAGGAAGCCGAGAGCGAGCTGCGGCGGGACACGATCTGGAACTGGTACACGTCAACCGCTTACACCCGCCTGATGCCGGGTGGGGCTGTTATCCTGATCCAGACGCGCTGGCATGAGGACGACCTTGGCGGGCGGCTCCTCGAGGCGGAAGGCAATGGCGGCGACCAGTGGGTCAAGGTCAACCTGCCTGCGCTCCACAATGGCAAGGCGCTTTGGCCCGAACGCTATGACGTCGATGCATTGAAGCGCATCAAGGCCGCAATTGGCCCGCGAGACTTTGAGGCGCTCTACCAGCAGAACCCGACGCCTGACGACGGCACGTTCTTCTTGCGCGATTGGTTCAAGCGCCACGACGAGCCCCCGAAGCTGGGCCACATCTACATCACCAGCGACTACGCTGTGACCGAGGACGGCGGCGATTGGACCGCGCATCTGGTTTGGAACTATCACGAGGACACGCTGACGCTGATCGATGGCTGGACCGGCCAGACCTCGGCGGATGTGTGGATCGAGGAGCTGTTGCGGCTGTTCAAGCAGCATCGCCCGTTGTGCTACTTTGGCGAGGCTGGCGTGATCGTGAAGGCGGTCAAGCCGATGCTGACCCGTCGCATGAACGAGCTGCGCGTGTTCGCGCGCACGGAATGGATACCGTCCATCTCGGACAAGCCGACCCGCGCCCGGGCATTCCAGGCCCGCGCTGCGATGGGCAAGGTGAGCCTTCCGAAGACGGATCTGGGCGAGAAGGTGCTGAACCAGCTTCTGAGCTTCCCGGCCGGCAAGCATGACGATCTGGTCGATACCTGCGCCCTGATGGGCATGGTGATCGACATGGCGCATCCAGGCTTCACGCCTGCCGCGCCTGAACCCTTGACGCGACCACGCGACTACAGACCCCCACCAAAGGCGGACAATTGGCGAGTATTGTAAGCATGTCGCCTAAGCCCGAAGCGGGCGAGGACGGCGCCGAGCGCATCCGGAAGATGGTGCGCGAGTATCTCGACACGATGGAAGAGGCCCGCGACCGCTCGGCCCTGGCGCGTGACTATTACGACGGCAAACAATGGACGCGTGAGGAAATCGCGACCCTCAAGCAGCGCGGTCAGCCGCCCATCGTCTTCAACCGCATCAAGAGGAAAGTGGACAGCATTTTGGGCGTCGAGCGCAACAGGCGCACCGATCCCAAGGCCTATCCGCGCACGCCACGCGACGAGCAAAGCGCCGACATCGTAACGCAGGCGTTGCGGTTCGTGAGCGATCAGACGCGGCTGAACAACATCTTCAGCGGCGCTTTTGAGTGCGGGATGATCGAGGGCGCGGGTGCGGCCGAAGTCATCATGGACGGCCCCGAGGACATTCGGGTCAACCTGATCCCGTGGGATGAGTTCATCTTCGATCCGAGAAGCAGCCGCCACGATTTTTCGGATGCTCGCTACCTTGGCGTCCTCAAGTGGATGGACGCAGACGACGCCATTGCGCTGTACCCCGACAAGGGCAAGGAGATCGAGGCGGGCATTACCGGCTCGGAAAAGGCGTTCGTTGCGGACCAGAGCGTTGACGACAAGCCGTCGAGCGGGACGTGGATCGACCGCAAAAGGAGAAGGGTCCAGGTCTGCCAGCTTTATTACAAGGCTGGCTCTGAGCATAACTACGCCGTCGTGGTGGGCTCCACGCTCGTCATGGACGGGCCGAGCTATTACCGCGACGAGAAGGGCAAGACCGTCTGCCCCATCGAGGCGTTCAGCGCCTACGTTGACCGCGAGAACGCCCGTTACGGCGTGGTTGCCGACATGCGCGGCCCGCAGGACGAGATCAACCATCGCCGGTCCAAGGCTGTCCACTTCCTGCACTCGCGCCGCGTCATGGCGCAACAGGGCGCGGTGGCTGATGTAGGCCAGGCCAAGCGCGAGATTGCGCGTCCTGATGGCTGGGTCGAGGTTGTTGACCCGCAAGCGGTGCAGGTGCTGGACACGGCGCAGGAGACGACCGGCAACCTCAATATGTTGCAGGAGGCGAAAGCCGAGATTGACCTTCTCGGGCCGAACAATGCGCTTCAGGGCAAGGGCACCGAAGGCGAGAGCGGACGCGCCATCATCGCCCAGCAGCAGGCAGGGCTTGCCGAGCTTGCGCCGCTGTATGACCGGTTCAATGACTTCAAGCTGCGCGTCTACCGGGCCACATGGGCCAGGATCAAACAGTTCTGGACCTCGCCCAAATGGGTCAGGATCACTGACGACGAGCAGGCGACGCAATTCATCGGGCTGAACCAGGTGCAGGTGGACCCGATGACGGGCCAGCCGCAGGTGCAGAACGCCGTGGCGCAGATGGATGTGGACGTGATCCTTGAGACGGGACCGGACACGGTGACGCTCCAGAGCGAGGAATTCGAGCAACTGGCGCAGATCATGCCGCAGCTTGCAGCCCTGCCTCCGCCTTACGCACTGGCGCTGATCGAGGCGAGCAGCCTGCCGGCGCAGCGCAAGAAGAAGATGACGGAGCTCCTGAGCGGCCAAGGCCAGCAGCAGGACCCCGAGGCGCAGGCGATGCAGAAGCGCGCTGCCGAGGCGGAGATTGCGGGCAAGGAAGCCGAGGTAGGGTTGAAGCAGGCGCAAGCGCAGGCGACGATGTCCAAGGCGCAGCTTGATAGCCAGTTGGCCCCGCTTCAGCTCGAGATGGAACGCCAGAAGCTTGGCTCCGAGGCTGAAACCCGTGCGCTTGAGCGTGAACGGATGATGCTGGAGCGGGAAAGCTCTGACCAGGAACGCGCATTCAAAGCGCAGGAAATGTCCACGAGGGCGCAGGAAAGCCAGCAGCAGCTTGAGTTCAACAGGTCGCGTGCGCAGGCTGAAGACGGCTTCCGCTCGCAGGAAATGGCGCTCAAGACCCCGCCCGAACAGCCTGAAGAAATGCCAGACCCGCGCATCGATGACCTCAGTCAGAAGCAGGATGCGGTTCTGCAAGGCCTGGAACAGCTCGCGCAGATCATGGTGAGGGGCTTTGAGGAAGTCAAAGCGGCAGCATCGTCCGAGAAGGAACTGGTCCGCGATCCGAAGACCGGCAAGGCGATGGGCGTTCGCATCAAGAAGGGAAATAGCTGATGGCTGCGGGCGCATGGACAGTCTTCAACATCGCCAAGGAAAAGTTGGCGGATGGGGTCTTTGACCTCGACACGCAGACCTTCAAGATGGCGCTCTGCACCGACGCGCAGGCGCTTGCTGCGACCTTCGCCGGCACATCGACCGATTGCCGCTATGCGGATCTGACGGCTGAAGTTGCCAATGGCGGCGGTTACACCACGGCGGGCAAGACGCTGTCCTGCACATGGGTCAGATCGACCGGCACGGTGACCTTCGATTGCGATGACCAGGCGTGGACCTCGTCCACCATCACGGCCAAATATGCGGTGATCTACGCCGACAACACCAACGATGACCTTCTGTGCTTCTGCGAACTGGACACGGTGACTAACGTCTCGACGGTATCCGGGACGCTCACTGTGGCCATTAACGCAAGCGGCGTGTTCACGCTGGCATAGGGGCGGCACATGGATATCTGGAGCTTCCTTCTTGGCGTGCAGGCGGGCGTTGTGGTGACGTTTTTCGCGCTGTCACTGGCAAAAACATCCCACGACGAGCCGCCGCCCAATGGCTGAAACGTGGGTTATGCATCGTATGGCTGAGATCGTGTCCCGGCGCGTGGTTGCGCCGCTGACTCCAGCCGAACTGGCGGAAGCGTTGGCGGAAGACCCTGCGTTCGTTGAGCAACAGCAGCTGCCTGAGACGATGCTTGTGGCTGTTCCCGGCGACCTCTCAGCAAGCGCGGCGCTGTCTGCTGCATCGCAGCTATGGGCTGGTGAGCGCGAGATAGTCTCGCTGACGTTCACGGGTTCGCGGGTGATGGTCGTCGAGAGGGTCTAAGCGATGGCCTTTCCAGTCGTTCAGTCCGTCACACGAGCCAACAACAACACCAACGCTACGACCCGGAGCGTCACGCTTCCGGCGACGGTCAACGCCAACGACATTCTCATTGCCCTGTTCGCCAACGATGGCGATGCGACGGTCACATGGGACAACACCACGGCGGGAACATGGACCCTGCTGTTTTCGACGGCGAGCGGGGTAGCCGCGCGCCTGACGGCGTACTGGAAGGTTGCAGACGGGACTGAAGACGGCGCTGTTCTGTCTATCGACACCTCGGCCATCGAGCGTTCGGCTTGGCATATCTACCGCATCAGCGGCGCCCAGAGTGTTGAGGCTGGAACGGCGGCGACAGGCACCAGCACGGCTCCGAACTCGCCCAGCCTGACGCCAAGCTGGGGCAGCGCTGACACCACATGGCTGACGGTTTTTGCGTCTGATAACCAGACGGCGGACCCGACAGACGGCCCGACGAATTACACGACCAATGATATTTACGACGATGCCCCCAACGCGGCGGGCGTTGGTGTTGGATCGTCTTATCGCGACAACGCGGCGTCATCGGAAGACCCGGCTGCGTGGACGATTGCCGCGTCTCTGGCGTGGGTTGCCAACACCATCGCGGTGCGTCCCGATGGCGGGGCGACCGACGCCACCGCATCGCCCGGCATAGACACGCTGGTCCTGACCGGACAAGCGCCAACGGTCAGCGCAAGTTCCACGGTCAGCCCCGGCATAGACACGCTGGTGCTGACGGGGTTCGCTCCGACAGTTTCAGTTGGAACGAGCGTCACAGCATCGCCTGGAACTGGCGCGCTGGTCCTTCAGGGCTACCCGCCCACGGTTACGGTTCCGACCAGCGTCAGCGTGACGCCGGGAACGGGCGCGCTCGTCATCACCGGCCACGCGCCGACAGTTGATAACGGGCTGTCCAGCGGCTCGAAGAGCGGCGGCGTTGCTGAAGACCCCTACTACTACAAGAAGCGCAAGAAGAAGCAGCCTGAGCCCGTCTCCAAGGACTTCGGGGACGATTGGCAACCGCCAACGCCACGGCCGGCAATCCCGCCGATTCCCGCGCCGCAAGACGTTTTTGCGCGCCAGGACGCGGCAATCGCACGGACGCAGGCGCAGCTTGCGAGTGCGCTTCAACAGCTCGCGCGGCAACAGGCCGAGGCTGAACAGGAAGACGAGGACGAGGCGATTATGCTGCTGATGGCGGCGTAACGCTTCGCAACAATTCGAGATGAGTGACCCGCCCTGATCAGGCGGGTTTTTTCGTACCCGCCGCCGGGGTCAATCGGGCGTCAAACAGGACGCCGCTGTTTCGGGCGATTGCGTGACGACGACGAAAGGTCGAACGATGAGCGATGAAAAGCTGAACTTTCTGGACGCTGAAGAACCGGCAACGCCTGCGCCTGAGCCATCCGCTCCGGTCATCGAAGCCGAGAAGCCAGCCGCACCCGAACCCGAGCCGCAAGGCGATGGCAGGGCGCGTGATCCGGAAACAGGGCGTTTCGTCCCCATCTCCGCGCTTCTAGACGAGCGCGACAAACGACAAGCCGAGACTGCCAAGCGGATAGACCTTGAGCAACAGCTCCAACGCTACCAGCAACCGCAACAGCCCGAGCAGATACCGACTGACCCTTCGGGGATCATCCAGTACGCGCTCGCTGAACAGCAGCGCATCGCCTTCAACGAACGTCTGAACACATCCGAACTGATGGCGCGACAGAGCCATGGCGAGGAAATCGTGAGCGAGGCGCAGAAGGCATTCCTGGCCGCTGTCGGTCAGAACCCGATGCTGCAACAGCAATTGCAAGGCCAGATCCATCCATACGACTTTGTCGTCAAATGGCACCGCCAGCACAAGCTGATGTCAGAGATCGGGCAAGACCCGGAAGCGTGGCGCAAGTCTGAGGCCGAGAAGATCCGCGCGCAGGTACTGGCTGAACTTCAGGGCCAAGGCGTCCAGCCGGCCCCATCGTCACAGCAACCCCCGCCGAGTGTGGTCGGAAGACCAGCGGCAGCGAGAGCAGGCGCGGTTCCTACGGGACCGGGCAACGCTTTCGATAACCTATTCAGAGGATAACCAATGTCAGAAGTCATGCTGGCTTCTGCTTCTGAGAAACAGAAGTGGATCAGCCAATACTACGCTGAGTATGTCCGCGCGTCCGGCTTCAAGCCGTACATGGGCCGCTCGTCGTCATCCATCATCATCGCCAAGTACGAGCTTCAGGAAGAAGCGGGAAAGACCATCAACATCCCGCTGATCACGAAACTGGTCGGCCAGGGCGTGAGCGGGGCAACCATGCTCGACGGCGCCGAGGAAGAACTCGGCAACTACAACTGCGCAATCTCCGTCGATTGGCGCAGGAACGGCGTGCGCGTGCCGAAATCGACCAGCTACAAGACCGAGATTGACCTGTACGGCGCTGCGAAGGACATGCTGCGCCAGTGGGAAGCGGAGAAGCTGCGTGACGATGTCATCACGGCTATGCTGTCGGCTGTCACGACTGGCGACACGACTGTCACGCTTGCAAGCTCGTCAGCTGCGAACCGCAACGCTTACGCGGCTGCGAACGCTGACCGCCTGTTGTTCGGCAAGCTCAAGTCGAACTACTCCGCGACTTGGGCAACCGCCACGGCAACGCTCGACACGACCGACGACAAATGCACGGTTGCGTCGATGTCGCTTGGCAAGCGCATCGCCAAGTCGGCTGACCCCCATATCCGCCCGTACAAGACAGCGGACGGCCGGGAATACTACGTGGCGTTCCACGGGGCGCGGACGTTCCGCGACCTGAAGGCCGACACCACGATGACGCAAGCGAACCGTGAGGCTCGCTCGCGTGAAGGCTCTGGCATGGACGACAACCCAATCTTTCAGGACGGCGACCTGCTCTATGACGGGATCATCCATCGCGAAGTCCCGGAGATCGACGACATCGCATCGACCGGAACCTACAACCTGACCAACGCCGGCGCTTCTGGAACGACGGACGTCCGTCCGGTGTTCCTGTGCGGCGCGCAGGCTGTCGGCATCGCATGGGGTCAAGAGCCGACCCCGCGCAGCGACATGGACAAGGACTACAAGTTCCGCCCTGGTGTCGCCATCGAGGAACTGCTTGGCGTCAAGAAACTCGCATACAACGGCAAGCAACACGGCATGGTGTCGTGCTTCTTCGCAGCCGCCGCCGACTCGTAAGGAGCATTACCAATGGTTGCTGAAACACTCACCGCTACGCGCGGTGCAACAGGCTTCCCGATTGCGGGTCCTTCCCTGGCTGGCGTTCTCCAGTGCGCTTACGGCTCCTACACAATCGGGGCTGCGGTCGAAGATGGCGACATCTTCGAGATGTGCTGGGTTCCGGCCGGGGCGGTTGTCGTCGGAGGCATGTTCTACGGCGCCGACCTTGATACCGGCACGGAGACGCTGGACATGGACCTCGGCTGGGCCGCTAACGGCGGCTCTGGCACGTATGATGCTGCTGACCCTGACGGGCTCGGCAATCTCGGCGTGCTGACGGGTGACGCGTTTGCCCTTGGCAACGTGTCGCCGGTTGCGGGCCTCATGTACCCGCTGAGCGGCATTCTCGCCACTGGCGTGCTGCCGTTCTTCACGAAGAAGACAAAGCTGCAAGTCGAAGCCAACGTGGCTGGCAACGCAGGCCACACGGGCACAATTTCGCTCGTCGTGTACTACGTGGTCGATCCGACGCTGGCCGTTTAATGACGGCCTTCATCTGGAAAGGTGACGATGAGGGGGGCGACGAGTTCGCCTCCCTCTACGGCGTCACGTTTTCGGCTGGCGCACCTGTTGATGTCGGGCACCTGTTGCCCTGGCAGGTCAACAAACTGCGGAACCATCCGTATTTTACGGAAGTTCCGCAGGATGCGCCGGAGCCGAAAGGCTCACGGGAACAGGACGAGCGCGCCATCATCAAGCAGCAACTGGACGACCTCGGCGCGAACTATGACAAGCGCTGGGGCATCGAACGGCTGCGCGCGGCGCTTCAGGGCGCGACACGCGAACCGATGCAAGTGATCGAGGGCGAGGTGGTCAATGGCTGACGCGACCCTTGCCGAACTGCGCAACCGCGTGCTGCAAAAGCTCAAGGTGCTTCAGGCAGGCGAGACGGCGGAAGCCGAGGACACCGCGCTGATCGAGGGGCTGATTGCCAGCGTCAACGAGAAGCTGCGCGACCTTGGCATTGCCTACTGGTCCGACAGCGCTTGCCCGCAGTCGATGCTGGAAGACCTCGCCATGTATGTCGCCTGCCATGCGGCTGACGACTACATGGACGGCGGGCAAGCCGCATCGTTCCGTCAGACTTACGAGCCGACGGCGGAACGCAACCTGCGGCGTCTGGTGTCCAGCGGCGAGCGGTTCAACAAGCCGACGCGGGCGGAATACTTCTGATGCGCGTGCCGATGGCGACGTCCGCAGCCTCTGCTGTTGTCACGGGGCTTGCCGAGAAGAAGTGCCACAACGTCTATCGCGAGCCGCATCCGAACGACCCGCAACGCGAGAATGTGCTGATCGAAGCGCCTGGCAGTCTCCAGCGTGCGGACTTCGCTGGCGCGTGCCGTGGCATGTGGCAGGCTGACGGCCACGCCTCGGGCAATGTGCTGATCGCGCAGGGGACGACGCTATCGACGTTTGCGCCATCCACCAACACGACAAGCAGCCTGACCGGGACCATCAGCGGGACAGATCGTGGCGATTTCGCATTCACGGAAACCGAGGGCTTTGGGCTTTTCAACGGCCAGCCCTATGTGTCTGACGGGACGTATATCAGGCGCGCATCTGACGGCGTCACGGTTGACCCAAACCTCGCTATTGGCTCCACGCCTGCAAACGTCGCAACCGGCGCGTTCAGCTATTCGATAGCTGGAACGGTCTATAACAAGACGGCGGTTGCGGCTGGTACGGCGCCGGGCAATGATGTGGTCCCGCTTGGCCTGTTCGGCGCGGTTGCGCTGGACATCGACGCTGCCGGGACCATCACGGCAATCGAAGCGCCAGCCAATGCTACGGGCTATGCCAGCGCATCGGCGGCGGCGGCTGCTTTGCCCACGGTTGTCACCACGCGCGTTCGCATCGGCTACGTGACAGCCACTAAATCAGACGGCGCGTTCACGTTCGGCACGACATCGCTTGCAGCGGCAAACACGACGGTTGCTTACACTGACAGCGCGGTAAACACGGGCTTCACGACCCTGCTTTCTGATGCAGGCGCAACGGTCTTTACCAGTGTGGACACGCTGGGCCAGCGCGGGCTGATGACATGGAAGAACCGTTTCGGGTTTACCTCGGTTCTCGACTTGCAATCGACCACGGCGCTGAACTACTACACGGCAGAGAGTTCGCCTGACGACATCATCGCGGGCCGCGTGCTGGGCGAGTTCTATTACCTGCTGGGCTCGCAGACGATTGAAGTCTGGTCGCAGACGGGTGACAGCACGGACCCCTTCGCGGCGCAGGCGGGCATGACGCAGCAAGTCGGCTGCGCGTGCCGTGACGGCATCGTCAAGGCTGACAACTCGCTGTTTTTCGTGGACGAGGCGTTTAACGTCCGCAGGCTGGGACAGGGCGGCTCGCCCATCGTCTCAGAACCTTGGGTATCTGCGGCGCTGCGCAGTGCAGGCGCGGCCAACATTATCGGCAAGACGTACCAGGACCGTGGCCACATCTTCATCAGCTACCGGACGCCTACGGCTTGCATGGTGTTCGACGTGCTGACGCAGGAATGGCACACGCGCGGAACCAACCTGCAAAACTCGTGGCGATACACGGACATCATCACGGCTGCGGGCCGTGTGTTCGTCTGCGATGCAACGGGCCAGTTTGACGAGCTGAGCCGGGACTACACGTCCGAGAGCATGGCGAACACAACGACGATGGGGACGGAGATCGTGCGCGAGTTCACGGCGCACATGAGCGGCGTTCCTGATAGTTTGCCAGTGACCACGCTGCGGCTCGAGAGCGCCAAGGGCGTTGGCGTGGCGACCGGGCAGGGTGTTAACCCTATCGTGCGGATGCGCGCGTCAGTGGATGGCGGCAATACATGGACGAACTGGCGCGACCGGAAGCTGGGCGCGCAGGGTGTCTACGACCAGCGCACGGTCTGGCATCGCTGCGGGCGAACGAAGCTTGCGGGCATGGTGTTCCAGTTCAGCAAGTCCGATCCCGCGCCGGCGGCCTATCTGGGCGTGCTGGTCAATGAGGATCTGTAATGGCGCGGGCTCCTAAACCGCCATCGCTGGCCGTGCCGCTCGTGGACAAGGACGGGCGATTGACGCCTGAGTGGTACAAGTATCTCACGGGCGGCGTGACGTTCACGGACAACGTCAACAGTGGGGTGGCACAGGCCCAGGCTGCGGCAGCGCAGGCGCAAGCGACGGCAACGGGAGCGGTTGCGGGCATTGCCACACTGGCGAGCCAGACAGCGCCGGGAGGCTTCTATGCCTCTGCAACGCCTTCCAGCGCATTCGGGGATCGTGTTGGTTCGGGAACTGCGACGACTAACGCGGTGACGGTGACGCCAACGGGTGGGACGGGGCCTTACACCTATGCGTGGGTTCTGGACTTGGCGAACTTCACAATCGGCGCGTCAACATCTGCAACGACCAGCTTCACCGGGTTCGTGTCCATCGGCACGACCACGGAGGACATCGCAACCTGTACGGTTACCGACAGCCTCGCGGCGACGGCAAGCATATCAATCGGTGTCGCCATTTATGGCGAAGGCGTCGCGCCGTAACTTTTTGAAATCAGGACGGCATAGAATGTGGGATCAAATCGCCAAGTTCGCCATAGACAACGCCCCCGCGCTGATCAATGCGGGCGCGTCACTGGCTGGCGGCTACATGCAAGGCCAAGGCGGGCAGGCGTCAGCCAAAGCGCAGCAGGACGCGGCGAACCAGACGACCGCGCTTCAGCGCCAGATCTACATGGACCAGCGCGGGCTTGCCTCGCCCGGGTACATGACGGGCGGCGCTGCCTCCAACAAGCTCGCTGCGCTCTTTGGCATCGCCCCGCAGGACTATCAGGCGGCCTATGGCGGCGGCGGGATGAACATGCAGGGCGGCTCGCAGATGCTGCCTAACCTCGGCGCAGGCCAGCCTGTGCAGGGACGTTCGGGCGGCGGCGGGTCCAACGCGGCTGCGGGCGCTGTCGGAAGCATCGCTGGCACATTCCTAGGCGGTCCTCTCGGCAGCGCTGTCGGCGGCGCGTTGGGCGGCATGATCCGCGACGGCGGCGACAACTGGAAGACAGTCGCCACGCAGGCTCCCGGCGGGTTCGACTACGCCGCATACATGCAGCAGCCTGACCTTCAGGCCGAGTGGGCAAAGCCCGATATCAAGGCGCTGTTTGGCGGCAACCAGGACGCCTACGCAAACTGGCACTTCAACCAGTTCGGCAAGAACGAGGGCCGCACGCTCGCGCCGATGGCTGACAAGACCAACATGCCTGTCGGTGACGCGCAGATGGCGGGGCAGTCTGGCGGCGCGATGGGCGGGCCGTCCAACCCGCTCGCGGAGTTCTACGCCTCGCCCTATGCCAAATTGGCGACGACGATCAACGACCAGCAATTTGACCAGATCAAGGGCAACCTCGGCGCGGCCGGCAAGTCCATCAGCGGGGCCGCAGAAGGCCGTTATGCGAAAACCTTAGCCGGGAACACCTACGGCGCGTTTGGGGACTACACGAACCAACTCGCCAACCTCGCGGGCATGGGCCAGACTAGTTCGCAGCTCGCGTCCAACGCTGCGGGCAACTACGGCGTCAACGCGGGCAATGCGATGATGAAAGCCGGTGATGCTCGAGCCAATGCGCTTTCATCCGCATACAAGGGCTATGGAACCGGCATCAGCGATGCCGTCGGCGGTATCGTGGACTACGGCAACAAGAATAAGTGGTGGACGACATGATCCAGAACCCGCTTGCGGCCAGCATGATCCAGAAGCCCATGCAGTCGGCTGCGCTCAACATGAACCCGCAAATGGCGCTGCCTGCGCCTGCACAAGCGAACGCTCCGGGGCCAATGTCTCCGCAGCAGCCAATGCAAGCCCCGCCGAACAATGCACTAATGCAAGCAATCGGCGGCGGGCTGAACGCCTTCCGCAAGAGCTTCGACCCGGAAGGCTACAAGGCCAGCCAGGCCGAGGCGAAAACCGCAGAAGGCGACAAGCTGAAACAGACGCTCGCGCTCATGCAGCAGCAACGCGCCCTGCCCGAAGAACAGCGGATCAAGTGGGCGATGGACAACGCCGACACCGTGTTGAAAATCACTGGTGTTGATCCACGCTCAATGCAGCTTTCGCCGGAAATGTTTGCCAACGCGGCGCTGGATGGAAACATTGCGGCGCTGTCGGCGCAGGCGGGGATTTCGCCGGAAGTGGCGAAGCCCGTGCAGTATCAGAGCGTCAACCTTGGCGATGGTGGCGTTGGTTCGTTCAACCCGACCACGGGCCAGATGGAGCTTGTGCGCGAGCCATCGCCGCAGGAAGCCAAGGGCGCGGACATCCGGCAGGTGGGCAACCAGATCGTTGAGCGTCAAGCCGATGGAACCTGGAAGCCTGTGTTTGAGGGCTCCTCGCCCGCCGAGACGGCACGCGTGTTCCAAGGCGTCATTGATCGCCAAACGGGTGAGCAAAAGCTCATCATGAACAACGGAACAATCATCGGAACGGGCGTTGAAGCGTATGTCGCGCCGCAAATCATGAGCTTTGGCGGGCTTCCCGTTTCGGTTGACAGGCGCACGGGTGAAAGCTCTGAACTTGCGCCGCTGTCTGATGTCGCGGGCAACAAGGCCGCGCTCGCAAGCGCTGAGGTTCAAGGCAAGGCGCAGGGGCAGGTGGCGTTTGATCTGCCTAACATCGAGATGCGCGCAAGAGCGGCCATTGCCTCGCTTGACGACCTCAAGAGCCGCAACATCGGAACGCGGTTCGGGCTTCAGAGCAAGCTTTACGCCATTCCCGGCACAGAAGGCGCAGACGTGCAGGCGCTTGTCAGCCAAGTCGTCAGCCAAGCATTCCTCAACGCGTTCGAACAGCTCAAAGGCGGCGGCGCCATCACGGAAACCGAGGGCAAGGCTGCGACAGCGGCCATTACGCGCCTGCAAAATCAGGACATCTCAGTTGGCGAAGCGCTCAAAGCGATGAACGAGTTGCAGGGCTACTACCGGAAGGGCATCGAAGTTGCCCGCCAGCGCGCAGTCAAGGCTCCCGTGCTGCCCAACCGGCCGGCAGCGGCAGCGCCTGAGAGACGGACGCGCGTGGGTGTTCCGCCCCTGCTTGCCAAGCCGCAGCCAGCGGGCGTGCCTGACGGTGTGGACGCCGCCGATTGGGAGTTCATGACGCCTGAACAGAAAGCGCTGTTCCAGTAATGCCGCTCACAATCGAACAACAGAGAGCGCTTGCGATTGCGCAGGCGAAGCGGAAACGCGCCGAGGCGGAAGCCGGGCCAAATCCGAACGCCTCTAACCCCATCATCGCGGCGCAGCGTCAAAGCCAGACGCAGGCCATGAGCCAATGGGCGCAGCAGCAGGAAGCCCGCAAAGCAGCCGAGGCGCGCAACGCGCAGGAACGCCGTGAAGCCGCCAGAGCGCTTGGCGGCGGCATGGACATGATGGTCGGGCAAGACGCTGCCGGCAATGTGCGCCCCGATGGCGGTGCTATCAATACTGATCTCTCCGCAGGCCTCACGGGTGCGCCGCTGTCATTCGGGCAGGGTCTGGCCGAGGGCGCTGCCAACACAGCCAACACGATCATGGCGGCCTCAACGGGGCTTGGAAACGCTGCGCTAAATGTGTTTGACCCTAACCGGCAACAAAGCCAGCCGATGCAGATCCAGGTGCCTCGGAATGCGCTTCTGGACGATGGCGGCGCGCTGCAATCCATGAGCGGCATGGCCCCGCGTATTGCGGGCCAGATCGCCGGGCCTCGCGTTGCGATTGGCAAAGCCATGCCCGGTGGCGGCTTTGGCGCGAACGCTGCAAAAGACGCAATTGCGATAGGGGCGGGCACTCCGCAAGACATGCCGCGCCTGTCTGATATGTTCCCCGAGGGGACGCCTATTGCCGACATGCTGCGAACACGCGAGGGCGATAACGCATTCACGGCCTTCGGGAAGAACGCAGCGGAAGACCTGCTGGCCAGCACGGTTGTGGGCGGCATCATCAAGGGCGGTGGAATGGTGCTGGATGCCTTCGGGCGCCCGCGCGCAGCTACCGCGCAGCCCGTGCGCAGCGCACCCGCAGCCAGTGCGCAGCCTAGCGCAGCTCCCCCGCAGCCCGCGCCCTTCAGCGCCCCCGCAGAGCCCAAGGCGAGCGGCTTCCTGCGCAACAATGCGGACAGGATCGTTGGTGGTGGTGTCGGTGCGTTTGCGGGTAGCGCTGGAGACGCGCTTGCTGCGCCGGGAGACGGCAACGAAGGCGGTGGCCCCGACATCATCAATCCGGCCACTGGCGCTGTGGCCGGGATGATAGCCCCGCGCCTTGCCGGGCGTGGCTTTCGTGCTGCCGTGAAGCCATTCCGCCCGAAAGGGTTTGATGAGCGAGTGGTGTCCAACGTTCTGAAGAACGCGCTGGCGCCGCTGGGCAAGACCGCTGACGAAGTTAAGGCAAGCCTTAATGCGCAATATGGCGACAAGCCTGTGTCTCTGGCAGACGCCACGCAGCAGGCGCAGAACCTCGGCGTTGGCCTGTCTCGCCTTCCGGGCAACGCCCCCGAACTTGCAAGCCAACAGGCCGCATACTTGCGCCGCACGCAGTCAGGGCGTCTGTTCTCTGACGTTGAGACGACCACGAATATAAACCCGGCGACGGTCACGGCTGATCTTGACGCAGCCATCAAGCAGGCATCCGAGGAAATCAGCCCCGCTTACGAGGCGCTGTTTGGGAAGTACGCGGGCGTCAACTCCGAACGGCTTATGCAGCTCGCGGATGACAGGATCGTTGGAAAGTATGTTCGCGCCGCCATCAATGAAGCGGAAAGCCTTGCGACGACCGCAGGCCAGACCCCCAGCAATGCGCGCACATGGGATCTGGTCAAGCGTGCGCTGGATCGGCCAATCGACAAGGCGTTCTCTGGCGGCAGCAGGCCAAGCGAAGCCCTGCTAAGGGCGCGCGAGGCGGTTGTCAGAGAACTTGACGAGCTGATGCCGGAATATGCGGCTGTGCGCGAAGGAGCAGATGCGCCACGCATGAAAGACGCCCGCAAGAAAGGCGCTGAGATTGCCGGTGGTGGTCTGTCGGTCGAGAAGGTCCGCGCCATCGCGTCGAAGCTGACCGGCAAGCCGCTGACGGCCCTGCAAATGGGCGCGGTTGAAAAGATCGTTCCCGACATTGAGAAGGGGCGCAACATTGACGGCCTGTCCAGCGAGCGCATGCGCGAAATGCTCGGCGATGTGTTTGACAAGGACGTGGCTGATAACCTAGTTGCCCGCGTTCGTGCGGAACAGGTCATTATCAAGAACGCACAGCGCCGTGACCCCAACGTTGGTTCTGCGACATCGCAGGCCGGAATGGGCGGCGCTGGCGGCATCCAGAACGCTGCCGAAATGGCGCAGACCGCGTTGGCGTTCAAGACAAACCCGCTCGCCACGGTCCTTGCAGCGATGTCCCGTAGCGGCTCCTTCAGCAAACCCCAACGCGACCTCATGGCCGACATTCTTTATGGCGGCGCGACAGACGAGAACCTGGCCCGCATCTACGGCAACCGCCCCCCACGCAATGCGCTCAATGTTGGAACGCCAACGACACCGCCCGCAAACGCACTGGCCCCGCGCAACAACGACTAGCGACGGCGGTTATAGTCTTCCCCTACAAGCAGGACGATGCCCACGAGGCAGAAAGCGAACGGCCATACGCCAAGCCCCCAGTATAGCCCAAAAAGCAACAAGCCCAGCCCGATAAGTCCCATACGCCCCCGCCTCCAAATCAGGCGCGCAAGCTAACACGTTTTCCCCACCCCCACCACAAACGACCCGGCCCCGCTTCGCAGCGGGGCTTTTCGCATTGGAGCCTGAGCAATGGCCGCAACTGGCGCCCCGCTGTTTATCCCCGCTGTCGCAGCTAACGGCACAGTCGCGTCCTCGTTCAAGGTCAACGGCTGGGTTCCGACCTCTGCCGGCGCACCGACTGCAACGCGCCGCACGTTCTACACCGACCCGGAGCTGACGACGCCTGCCGCAAACCCGGCCACGCTGGGTGCCGCTGGCCGTGTCGTCTACGTCAACCCCGCGCTGTCCTATGCGTTCACCATCACCGACGCAGCCGAGGCGGTGACGTACGACACGATCTACGTCCCCGCAGAACTGGACGCGGCCGGCGCGGCTGTCCTTACGCCTCTGATCGTGTCGAACAATGCGGCGCTTACGGCGCTAACGTCCAGCACAGGGCTTGTGGACAACGGGCTATATCAGACGCTTGGCCGCTCTT